GATAAAGAAATTGAAGAATTTAATAAATTAAGTAATGAAAAAAATGGTGTAGAAAAACTTAAAAAGAAAAGAAAAGATGTTTTAAATTGGCGTAGAGCTTCTACAAACGAAAAAGTAAGTAGTGCTATGCAATCTGGTACGGCTGCTAATAAAGTTTTACAAGAAATAGATAGACAAGGAACTGGATTAACTGATGCTGCTGTTGAGGATCTTGCTATGAAAGCTAGACAAGATATAGCTGATAGTGTGGGGGCTGATGTAGGTAGTTTAGAAGAATATCAAGCAATGGTAGCTAAAGGGGACCTTACTAAAAAAGAAATAGAAAATTTAGTAGGTGAAACCGCAGCACTACGCTCTGTTTTAGAAGAACGAGGGCAATTATATTTAAAAACTACACAAGATATTGTAAGCCGAGAAGGCATTGTTAATGAAAACAATATATCACTTCAAGACATGGGTGAATTTCTTTTAGCTAAACGATTTAAACCAGATTTAACATTCAAATGGCAGAAATAGTAAAAGGAGTTAATGGTCTTTGGGGTGCGGGGTTACGATCATTAAAGTTTAAACCAGGAGGCGTAGGAAAACAATTAGATAATATTACAGCAGAATCTTTCGCAGATAATCCTAAATTACTTTCAGAATTAATTGCACAAGCAGGAGGAGAAGCGTCTGTAAGAAAAGAAATGATGCGAGTGGCTACTATGAGTGATTGGAAACAATCTATGAAACATGCTAAAGAAACAGCAAGTGGATTAGGAGCTATTACTGAATACTGGATGAACTCTATTCTTTCTGGTCCTATTACCAACGTAGTTAACTTTACGTCAGCAGCTTTAACTACTTTGATGGCTCCTGCTGAAAAAGCGTTAGGGTATGCGTTTACTGGAGATATGGGTAAAGCCTCTTCAGAACTTGCTAGATATAAATATTTATTTACTGAAATAGAAGATTCTTTAAAAATAGCTAAATTAGCTATAGAAGAAAATGAAGCTATTTTAGATCCTTTATTGCGAACCGTAGAAACTTCAGGGTCTAAATCACAAATTACTGATTATTTAGTAAACAAAGGACTTAAAGAAGGAACTATGGGTAATTTAGCTGCTCAATGGTTAGGAACGATTGCTAACTTACCTTCACGAGCATTACTAGGAGGAGATGAGTTTTTCAAACAAGTTAATTATAGAAGTATGATGAAACATCAATTAATGGAACAAGTAGTTAAAGAAGGTCATACCAACCCACAACTTATAAATAATTTAGTAGATCAAAGGTTTGAAAAACTTGTCCAAAAAGGAAATCAAACGGCAAGGCGACAAATAACAAAACAAGCTAATACTATTAAAGAATTTAAAAATCCTGAAACAGGAGAAAATCTGCCTGTTAACGCAAAAGTTTCAGGTTTTAAAGATCCTATAACAGGACAAATAGTTAAAGAAGAAATGACTAAAGGTGAGTACATAAATTCACGGCTTAAACAATATTCATTAATGAATGAAAAAGCACTATTAACAGCACAACAAGTTACCTTTACAGAAGCGTTAACAAAAGATCGTGGTGCATTTATAGGAATGAGTAGCGATTTATCTACCTTTGTAAATAAAAACCCTGCTGCTCGTTTAGTTCTACCTTTTATGAGAACTCCCGCAAACATCATTCAACACTTCTTTGATCGTATCCCTTTATTAGGTACAAGCCAGAGAAAAGCTATTCGTGATTTAGGAAAAGAATTAAACCATGCGGATGCTGAAATTAGAGCCGATGCTATTGGAAGGTTGGCTACAGGATCTATATTTACAGTTGCAGGGCTAACAGCCGTGTCTTCTGGGACTATTACAGGTGGTGGACCAACTGATAAAGCTAGAAGAAAAGCGATGGAAGACGCAGGGTGGCAACCTTATTCCGTTAAGATTGGGAATGCTTATGTGTCTTACCGAAGGTTAGATCCTGCTGCTATGACTATGGGTATGCTTGCGGATCTTGGTACTATTTTCTTGGAAGGCGATGAGTCAATTAGGAAAACCGCAGAAGACTATATATCTGCTTTAAGTGTTGCTATGGCTCGTAATCTTACAAGTAAAACATACTTAACAGGTGTTACGAAACTTACAAACGCTTTGTCTGATCCTGAAGGATTTGGTAGTGCGTATTTAAGAAGTGTAGGTGGTTCTTTTATCCCTAACTTTGCGACACAACTAAACAGATCATTTGATGCTGAAACAAAAGACATTAAGAACTTTATAGATACTGTTCGAGCTAGGATTCCAGGGTTCTCTCAAGATGCTCCTCCAGTACGCAATATGTTTGGTGAGCCTGTGCTACGAAAAGGATTACACCCTAGCGTAGACTTCATCTCTCCCTTTGATTACTCTGAAGTAACAGATGACCCATTGAAGAGAGAACTAGCACAGATAGGTCACAGCTTCTCGTCTCCTCGTTCGTTTAAGAATGGAGTAGAACTTAGAGAATACTTTTCCTCTAAAGGTCAGTCAGCGTATGACCGTTGGTTGCAACTTCATGGAGAGGTAAAGATTGGTCGTAAGACCCTGCGTCAAGAGCTATCTAGGCTTATTAAATCTAGAGGTTACAAGCGTCTACCTTACGAATCTATCGAGGATGTTGATAAGAGTCCTCGTGTTAATGAGTGGAGAAAAATTCTGTCCGAGTATAGAGCAAAGGCTTTCGAGCAGATGTTAAAAGAGTTTCCTGAGGTAGCTCAGAGAAATAGTATCCTGGGTCAAATTAAAAGAGAAAGGCGTAGAGGTCGGTCTTATCAACAACTTCTACGATTACTTGAGGATTAATTATGCCATTTAGTTACAACCGTTATACATCAACTGCCGATCAAACTATTTTTAACATTACCGTTCAGTTCTTGTCTACATCTCACTTAAGCGTGACTGTGGACGGAGTGACTCAATCGAGTGGTGTTACTATTGCAGGGACTAGTGGTTCTGGAACTGCTACGTTTGATACTGCTCCTGCTAGTGGGTCTGTGGTTATTATTCAAAGAACAACCCCAAAAACAAAAGCTAACTTTCAGGATCAAATAGTTAACTTTGCGGATGGTTCGGTATTAACTGAAACAGACTTAGACAATGCGGTCTTAGGGTTACTTTATATTGCTCAAGAAGCAGACGACTCTGGGGCTACCAATGCGTTGTCTTTTGATACTACCGATCAACAATGGGATGCTCAGAATAAACGTATTAAAAACGTATCAGATCCTACTTCTAGTCTAGACGCTGTTACTAAACAATACGTTGACAATTTAAGTTTGTACGGAGCAACTACAGCACCTCAAGCGTACACTCTTGCTTCTACTAGGTTTAGCACAAGTGGTAGTGACCAAGTAGCAACTTTAGGAACAGGAGACGGTGAAGCAACACCTTTGTCTGACAATGACTTGATGTACATTGTTGAGGTCGGTGGAGTTATACAAAAACCAACTACGGATTACACTATAACTTCTCTTGATGGTGTCTTTACTTTAACACTATTAAATGCGTCAGCACCTAGTTCTGATGTTCATGTTAGAAACTTAGGGTTAGCTCGCAATGTATTCTCAGGATCAGTTGAGGGTGACATTACGTTTGATGAAGGTACTCTTCATGTAGACGCTACGAATAACCGAGTGGGCGTAGGTACTACAAGTCCACAAAGACCATTGGAAGTTAAAGAAACTGGAGACTCTTTAATTCGAGTTGAAGGAGGAGACGGTAATGCTGTAGGTATAGAGTTTTTAAACTCAGGCAAAGACGCTACTCAACTGTACAGCTCTGATGAAAACTTACACATATTTACTAATAGTGCAGAAAGAGTGCGTGTACAGTCTGACGGTAAAGTTGGGATTGGAACTTCGGCTCCTACTGAAATACTTCAGGTTGAAGGAGGGAGTGGAGAATCTAAAACTTTATACACTAATACATCTAATACTGATGGAGTGTCCATAGGTTTAGGTTCTGGTGGCACTCCTAGAATTGATGTAGAGGGTTCTACTAAAGAATTAGGTTTCTTTATGAACAACTCTCGAAAAATGAACTTAACTCAAGATGGTAAACTTGGTATTGGAACTACATCTCCAGCTTCGCTTTTAGAATTAGAAACTAGTGGTAATCCTATAATAACACTAAGTTCAACAGGAGATGGCGAAAAACAAATTAGGGCTTCAGGAGGGTCAAATAAAAACCTTCGTTTAGTAAATGAGATTCCTCAAAGTTATATAAGTTTTGATGTGAATACAGACACTAGTGGAACAACAACTACTCCGAGAGCAAGGGTAACAACAAATGGAATTCACTTTGCAAACGAGCTAACAACTGGAACTAACGTCTCACCGTCTACAGGTCTTAATTACTATAAAGAAGGAACTTTTACTGCTGGATTAAGTAGCGATAGTGGAGTAGGGACAATTACTTTAAATTCTAGTTTTGACACACTTGCGTATACACGCATAGGTCGTGTTGTGTATATAACAGGTAAAATTAAAATTTCAGCACTTTC